ATTAGGATCATTCGGAAAAGATGCTGCATTGGCTGGAGGACTAGCCAGTAAAGCAACTAATGCTTTGGGTGCATTAGGCGTCCCGTTAGCTGCAGGAGCTGGAGTGACTAGTAGCGCAGGTTCAGCAGAAGCAACTGGTCAACTGCTCGAGAAAACTGGACAGGTTGGCAAACAAATGACCGACTTTGCGCTTAAAGGTGCAGGAGCATCAATTAACCCACAAGTTGAATTGATGTTTAAAGGTACTGATAATAGAGAATTTGTTTTTCAGTTTACTTTTGTGCCAAAGACTTCAGAAGAAGCACAGTCAATTAAAGAGATAATTAGATTGTTCAAAACTTTTGCTGCTCCAGAATATAATGGGGATCAGGGTGGTCGATATTTCATCAATCCAGGTCAATTTGATATTGAATTTTTCTTTAATGGTAATGAGAATATAAATTTAAACAGAATTTCAACCTGCGTCTTAGAAAACATAATGGTCAACTATTCCCCTCAGCAATTTACAACATTCCAAGATGGTATGCCAGCGGAAATAACAATGCAGTTGAGATTTAAGGAAGCGGATATTATGTACCGCGAACTCATTCAAAAGTATGGATATTAACAAATGCGTTATTTTGAATACTTTTCATTAATCCCATACCCAGTAACATTTAGTGATGGTACAACTGCTACGTTCTACGCTAAGAATATATTTGAACGCGTGCAAATGATGGGGGATATCGTTTCTAATATAAATTCTTATTATCAATACAGTATGCAGGATGGAGATACATTTGAAAATATTGCATATAGATATTATGGGGATATCAACAAGTATTGGATAATTCTATTTACTAATAAAATAATTGATCCATTCTACGATGCTCCATTGAAGTATCAGCAATTTGTTGAATATATTGATAACAAATATGGATCATCTACCGCAGCTAGAAATATCCTTGATCATTATGAGAAACAAATAACATCCGTTGTTTCTAGTACCGCTAATGGGTATTATTCTTCTAATACGACAACACTATATTATGCCAATAATACATATTCAATTGATGGCAGTCAATCTCTCCCAACAATTGCGAACCCAGTTATGGCAATTTCACCTCCTCCAACAATTACAATTGACAGTGGATTGACTTTGTCCGAGACTATCAATTTAGTTGCGGTTAGCGCATATGATGCAGAAGACACAAAAAATGAGAGTAGAAGAAATATTAATATCATAAAGAAAACATTTGTTATTGATATTGAGAATCAATTAAAGACATTATTAACTTCATAGTAATATTATGGCAACAGAAACATCAGATGCTCAGCAACAAGGTTCGACTACTGGTAGTGACTATAAATTAAATGTTTATGTCTTAACTAGTGATGGACACACATTCACTATCTCCAATATCGTATTAAATTTTAATCTGTACGAGAGCATATTTTCTCCATATGTGACTGGGGATATTGAGATTGGTGATGCTGCGGATATTCTCTCGAATTATTCTTTTAATGGAAATGAGTATCTTTATGTGACTCTTGAGAAGCCAGGGGTTACTACATTTCTTCCAATTCAAAAATACTTTAGAGTATATAAAGTTGCAAACAGAAGAACCAAAACGCAATCACTTCAAACATACACTATTCATTTTTGCTCGGAAGAATTAATTCTATCGACTCAAATGCTAATTAGAAAATCATATAAAGGTTTGCCAATTAGTGGGATGATTTCTGACATCGTTAAGAACATTCTTCAGGCTTCCCCAGATAAATTGAATGGATCATTATCTGAGACTTCTGGTAATTTTGACATTATAATCCCAAGAATGCAACCATTTGAAGCCATAAGTTGGCTAAAGAGCAGAGCATATGGTAACGGCAAGACGGCATTTTTCTTTTGGGAAAATAAATTTGGATATAATTTAGTTTCTTATGAGGATTTATTGGCACAAACACCATATAGAACATACGACAAAGCCCCAAAGGTTACAATTGACCCATCAGATGTTCAAAGTTCCTTAAATTATGTTGCCTTTGGTGAAGAATTCGACATCATTAAAGGCAACAGATATGGCGCATTCTCAACATCATTATTGACTTATGATATTCTTTCCAGAAAGTTCGCCAAGACTACTTTGGCTGCTCCTGATCTAGATTTACAAAGAAGTTTCTTAAATAAGTTTCCTCCTGCGAATTTTAGTCAGAATAGATTTAAGAAAACATTATTTGATAATGACGAATCTATGCAAAAATTTTATATTACATCCGACTCGGATCCTAATGCAAATCCAGCATCTCCTCAATCTTGGTTACTACAACAAGCAATCAAGTTAGCTGAATTGAATGCATTAAAGGCAGTAATCAACGTTCCTCTAGATCCAAATATAACTGCTGGACATTTAGTCACATTAAATTTACCATTAATGCGTCCGCAAGATCAAGCATATACTGCTGATAAATATAAGAGTGGTAATTATCTTGTCGCATCAGTACACCATGGAATTAGCGGAGATATGGCATCAACCACAATAGAATTATTAAATGATTCCCTTGGCGCACAGCTTCCATCTGCTGCTGTTTTTTCTGGCACATTACAAGATTTCGCGAAGGGTTAATTATGATGATTGAGAAGAATTTTGCTGGCTCAGATGGGTTTTACTGGTGGATAGGCGTCGTCGAAAACCGTCTAGATCCCCTTGAGCTTGGAAGATGTCAGGTTAGATTTTTTGGTTATCATTCTGATTCTTTAACTGATATTCCATCTAAAGATTTGCCTTGGGCAATCCCAATGCAAGCTATAAACACTCATGCATTCGCAACTCCAAAAGAAACAGATGTTGTGTTTGGATTTTTCGCTGATGCAGGTAGCAAACAATTTCCCATAATGATGGGAACAATCCCTGGAATTCAAACTAATCCTAAGAATACTGGCGCAGGATATAATGATCTCAGAGATGGACCAACGGTAATTCGTTATGCTCCGAAATACCTCGTTAATAGAAAATATAACAAAGATGGTACAGGTATACAATTAACGGAAGCTAATACGCCGAATGTGGAAGTTCAAGAATCATTAAGATATCCTAGAGATTTTGAGCTTAATAAATCTACAATCTCAGGTGTCGTGACTTATCAGCCAATGGCAAATAATGTCATTTCAGCAAGACAAAATAATTTAGATCTTGGTGTCGAGACAGCAAATGGTGTTTCTTGGGATGAACCATACCCAGCCTATAATCCACTGTATCCATACAACCAAGCAACAGAAACGGAATCTGGACATGTATTTGAATTAGATGATACTCCAAGAAATGAACGAATTTCTATGAACCATCGTTCAGGTACATATTGGGAAATGCGCCCTGATGGAACAAAAGTCCAAAAGGTGACGAAATCAAATTATCAAGTTGTCATGGGAGATGACTTTCTTCATGTTATGGGATTTGTGAATATTACTGTAGATTCCGCTGCGAGAATTAAAGTATTAGGTGATGTTAATTTAGAAATTGGAAACAATCTAAACGCCCAGGTTTCTGAGAATATCAATTTAACTGCTGGTGGAGAATTCAATATAAAGGCAGAATCAATTAATATTGATATTGCGAAAGATGCTACATTGGTCACTGGTGGTTCTCAATTCTTAACTTCCCAGGACAATATTAACATAAAAACTAATGCTGGTTTGCTGAGTAGCGCAGGTGGGAATATTGATTTAGATGCAGGTGGAAACATGAATGCCACTGGCGGTGGTGATGTCAACATTCTTTCGGGCGGTGATGCTAATATGCAAGCTGGCGGTAATGCTAATATTCTTGGTGGGAAGGTCAATCTTAATTCTGGTGGATCCGCTGGTCAAGCTGCAGCAGCTGCTGATGGAGTAGTGACTGGGTTAGCTCCCGCTAATCCACCATCTACACCTAATCATGCTGATATTCCGATCCCAGCCACACCCGTTCCTCTTCAATACAGTGTTGGTGGGAATGGTGCAATATTGAATCCATATACTGGTGTGGCTGCAAAACAAGATTCTCAATTAGTTACCAATCCTGCTGATCCCGATGGTCCTAAAGTTGAACCACCCCCACCAGCAAACGCAGTCCCACAGGCTTGTAATTTTGATCCTAGCGCACACACTTGGATTCCAAAAGCTGAATGGAAAGCCAGTTCCGCTGTAATTGATCTAATCCGCAAAAGTGAAGGATATGCTGACCAAAGCGGCAAGTATGGCGCCAAACCTCCATATTACCCACCAAAGGTCAAGGGCTACCCTGATCCTGCAACCAAGGCAGAGCCGATCACAGCTGGTTATGGGACGACTACTGTGGCACTTTCTCAGACCAAGTATGCACAAACTATCACATATGATACTGTAATAGATCAGGCTACTGCGGATGCTTGGGTACTTGAAATTATTAACACAGTTGTAATTAAATTTATCAAACAGTATCAAAGCAACGACACACTCACACAAGGCATGATTGATGCACTTTGCGATTTTGCCTGGGGTGGCGTCGGACTTTATAAGAATTCCTCAATCAGAACTAAGTTGGCTGCGAAAGATTATTGCGGAGCTGCTGATGGATTCCTCCTTTATCAATATGCACCATTACCAAAGGGTGCTCCCGATATTCCAGGAAATCCACCTGGTAAACAAATAATGAAAGGTCTGCAAATTAGAAGACAGAATGAAAGAACTCTCTTCTTATCATAATAAATAAGATATCCTACAAGAAATTATAAAAATGGCATTAGATACCACCAAAGTACCGTCGAATATTACCAGAATCTTTACCGATTTTGATGTGAGTTTTACTCCCCATCCAGTGACTGGTGATATCAACATGGTCACTGGGACCAATTCAGTAGTCCAATCATTAATGAATTTGGTACAACTAAATAGTTATGAGAAGCCATTTCACCCAGAAATAAGTTCTGGAATAAGATCCCTTTTGTTTGAACAAATGGATTCTATTGTGGCAGCTTCATTGAAGAAAGAAATTGTGATTTTAATTGAGAATTTTGAGCCAAGAGTTCAGATTATTGATGTTGATGTTTCGCCAGATTATGTTAATAATCAGTTTAATGTTACGATAGAGTTTTATGTATTGAATAACACGCTTCCGATAACAATATCCGCTTACCTACAAAGAGTTAGATAATGGCAAATACCAGCCAAATACAATTAAGTAGTTTAGATTTTGACTCAATTAAGCAAAATCTTATTACCTATTTACAGAGTCAATCCCAATTTCAGGATTATAATTTTCAAGGTTCAGCACTCAATATTCTTTTAGATGTGCTTTCATATAATACATTTTATAATGCATTTTATATGAATATGATTGCGAATGAAATGTTCCTAGACACTGCTATTATGAGATCTTCCGTTGTTTCTCAAGCCAAAGCTCTTGGATATACTTCCAGATCAGCAGCTTCTGCCCGAGCCACACTAAATGTGACAATCACAAGAGCAGTTAGTGACTCAACTACAAGTTTATATCTTCCAAGATTTACTCAATTTGCAGCCCAGTCGTTAAATGGTAAATCGTTTTCATTCTACACCACAGATGATTCTCCATATGTATCAAATGTTTCAGTTGGAACAGCGAATACATTTACATTCAACTATTTAAATGTGAATGAAGGAACTCCAGTAACCAAACAATTTGGTGTAAATAATACAACTAATCCTTCTCAGACATTTGATTTGGTTGATTCTAATATTGATTTGTCGACTCTTAAGGTTACTGTACAGAACTCATTAACGAGTCCAGTATTGACCATCTATAATCTTGCACAAGATGCAACTCAAGTTTCTGCTAACTCTAATGTATATTACGTTGAAGAAGGCAGTAATTTAAATTACTTAATTTATTTCGGCGATGGTGTTCTCGGAAGGAAATTACCTGACCAGAGTATCATTACTGTCAGTTATTTGGTTACAAATAGTGATCTCGCTAATGGATTGGGAACATTCTTTCTTCAAACATCAATTCTTAATGGATCAACATCAAATGTCTCCACTTCTTCCGCATCCGCAGGTGGAGCACAACAAGAGTCAATTAATAGTATAAAATTTTCTGCTCCTAAATCATTTATTGCACAAAATAGAATTGTCACTAAAAATGATTATATAACTCAGATTAATAAAAATTATCCTTATTTTGATGCAGTCGCAGTATGGGGAGGGGAAAATCAATCCCCTCCTATTTTTGGAAAAGTTTATATCTCAGCTAAACCTAAGAATGGATATACTGTCACCCTAGATCAACAAAATTATTTAATTAATGATATTTTAAAACCATTAAGTGTTCTGACTGTCACCGCTAGTTATGTTCCAGCAGATTATGATTTCTTAAATTTTAATGTTGGATTTAAATATGATCCAACCCAAACTAATCTTTCTCAGAATCAACTGTCAACATTAGTCGCAAATTCAATTGCTACATTCTGTAATACCAATTTAAATACATTTAACTCATCTTTCGCTTATTCTAAATTCTTAGGTGCGATTGATGGTACTGATCCGTCCATTCAATCTTCATCAGCAACAATATATTTGCAGAAACAATTTTATCCATTGCTTGGACAAACCTCATCATATAACTTGAAATTTGGCACGCCTCTTCATCAGGGTATAACTAATGATAGATTATATTCTTCCCCTTATTTTGAATCGCCAGATTCTGCTGGAAATTCGCAGCAATGCTATTTAGAAGAAACACCATTTGGGTTTGGTGCGATTGGCAGCATCACTATAGAAAGCCCAGGATATAATTATACTTCTGCCCCCACAATACAGATTCAAGGGGATGGACTTGGGGCGAATGCTTATCCTATTATTGTTAATGGACAGATAAATTCAGTAGTTGTTGATGTATCTGGAAATAATTACACAACAGCCGCAATTACATTGATTGGTGGAGGAGGAACAGGTGGAGTATTAGTTCCAGTGATTAGCGGATCAAAGGGAACTATTAGATCGTATTATTTTGATACAAATAATATTAAGCAAATTTTAAATCCAAATGTGGGGACTATTGATTATTTGAATGGAATTATTAATATCAATAATTTGTATATTACTAATGTTGGTGGTCTCCAAGAAGTTCTTTCAATTTTTGCTCAACCATATAACAGTAATTTCGCATCAAACAATGAAATTATATTAACGTATAATCAGAATGATTCAACAGCTCTTTCAATTACACCAAGTATGATTAGTACATAATACAATGACAACTTTATCGAATGGCACCTCAGTACTAATTGATAGTCAAATTCCAGAGTTCATTTCTTCTAATGATCCGAATTTTAGTGCATTTTTAAAAGCATACTATCAGTGGTTAGAAAATAGTCAATATTCAGCTAATGGTGGTGGGGTATTATATCAGACTAAGAATCTTTTAAGTTATAAAGATATTGACACCACAACTGATCAATTTATTCAATATTTTATTAATGACTTTCTTCCATATTTCCCTCAAGAGATCGTAGCCGATCAGAAAAAATTAATTAAAGTTGCTAAAGACTTTTATGCAACAAAAGGAAGTGAGAATTCCCTTAAGTTTCTTTTTAGAGTTCTATATGGGTTAGACTCAGAAGTATTTCTACCTAAAGAAAATATCTTAAAGGCATCAGATGGTAAATGGCAGATTCCACAAGCACTAAGACTTGTTCTCAGTGCAACAAATACAAATTTTGATGTCACTCAATTAACCAAAAGAATCGGCTATGGTTCTCAGTCTAATGCATCTTGCGTTATTGAGTCCGCATCACACACAGTTGATGATACTCTCGGAATTCCGATTGTTGAAATTTATGTCTCAAATATAAACAGAACATTCGCTGCGGAAGAAAACTTAGTCGTTACTGGAAATTATACTGGAAATGGCGCACCATTTATATTTTCTGAGAAAATTATTGGATCAATTTCTAATTTGGTAATTAATCCCAAGTATCAGGGATTAAAGTATAATTCCGGAAATACATCAAATGGTTATCCTGGAGACCCAGTTGTTTTCTATGGTGGATTAGCTGCAACTGCTCAAGCTCAAAAAGCAGTTGCATATGTGGGAAATGTTACAGTCGGATCAATTTCTGGCGTGTCCGTAATTGCAGGTGGATTTGGGTATTCCACATTCCAAAATACAATCGTGACAATTGTTGGTGGTCCTTCCCTTGGTAATGGTGGAGCAAATGTTGTCGTCCAGACAGCAAATCTTACATCTAATATTAGCACTTCTAATATTGCTATTGAATTTATTGCCCCATCAATTATAACATTTGCTCAGAGTGTTTATTCAATTAATCTTGTGAGTGCGTCCGGAACAACCAACCAAACTGTTAATTTAAATTGCGCAACACTTCAAGCAAATACCACTATTCCGAATTTCTATAAAGGATATATCCTTCAGGTTGTTGATGGAACTGGTGCAACAGCATCGCCAAACACAGCATTTATTTCTACTTATAGTAATACAAGTTATATTGCAACACTTCAATCGCCTTATCTTGGCGCATCACTTGATGCCACAAGTAATATTAGGCTGTATGCAGTAAAAAATTCTGGATTTGGTAATACTGTAATTTCAATTAACAACACAGTTGGAGCAGGAAACACAACTCAACGAATAAATCTATACTCAACAGGATATTCAGCCTCACCAACGGCTGGGGCGTATAATAATTCTGTTCTTACTTATGTTGGAGGAAGTGGCTCTGGAGGAGCAGCATTAATAACTGCATATGCAGGATCACCAACTTATCTTGCCAATATAATTCCAATCCCAGGAACTGGTTCCCTTACTGCAGCAACTGGAACGACTAATGTTCAAATATCTTATGCGAATTCTGCAACACCAATCGGTACAGCACTTTCCTTTAAAAATGTTGCAGTAGGAAGCATAACTTCTTTTAATGTGATCAATGGTGGATATGGTTATCAATCAGTTCCTACTCTTTCAATAGATTCAACTTATGAGACGGATTATTCTATTGGAGAATATTTGGCTGGTGATATTAATAATTATTTAATCACAAGACAACATATCAAAGATCTTGGTTTTGTGGCTAATGTCAGTGTAATCAATGGAGGGAGAAATTACAGCCCAGGCTCAGACACCATAATGCTAAACTCAGCATATGGGTATGGCGCAACATTCAGTTTTACCACAGATGGTAATGGATCAATAACTACAGTCACTGTTACTAATGCTGGAGAGGGATACCAACCACCAATCTACAATATCCCAGTGACCATCACATCATCAACGGGTTCGGGTGCAAATTTAGTTGCATTCGGACTCAATGAAGGTGATTATGAATCAGTTTCAGTTTCTGATATTGGTAGAATACTTGACTTTAAATTAATCAGTCGAGGATTCGATTATGCAACTACACCAAATGTTTCCTTAAAAATAGTTGATGTCATTCTTAATACTAATGTGGCTTCTAATGGAACAATAGGAATAGGAAATACGACTACTAGTGTTAATTTGTACAGCACAGGATTTACTCCCAGTAAGATTAATAATTTTTATATTGGAAAGACTTTACAAATTCTCACAGGAACAGGTGCATCTGGTTCACCAAATAGCGCAGTAATCTCTGCATATAATGGGACCACTGGTGTAGCTGCTCTTGCGACAGCTTTAGGAACTGCTCCTGGAACTACAAGCAATATCGCAATTTATAATGCTAATGTGGATTTCTCTGTATTAAATATGTATGAGGGTGACTTTGTGTATCAGGGATTAGATCCTGGTAACACTTCCTTCATTGGATATCTAGACAGCTTCGGATCAAAATATTCGTATAATGGTAATCCTTCTTTGTCTGCTAATTCTGGCGTTAGATTATATAATTTTTCTGGCTCAATTAACACTTCTCAGAATCTAGTATTTTCTAATTCTGGAGTCAGCTTCACACCAACAAACTTTAATATCTATGGTAACGCACAAGCAAAAGCAAATGCAATATTCTTAAATGGACTAATTCAATATCCTGGTTATTACTTGAACACAGACGGACAACCAAGCGCGGATCAATTCCTACAAGCGAATACGAAATATCACAACTTTGCTTATGTCGTTCAGGTTGAAAAGGCATTAACTGAATATAAAAATACATTAATGAATATACTGCATCCTGCTGGTATGGAAATGTTAAATGACATGGTCATTAATGATGCTAAGTATTCCCAAGTTTCGTTGACTGATAATGTGTCAACATATAATGTTCTAGCAGGAAGCGTTACAGCCAATTCCTATTGGGCGAATGCCAACCTAGTTGGTTCCGGAACTTTCTTTGCTGTAAATGCTAATCCCACTCTCGCGAACTCTAATGTTGGTAGTTATTTCGTAGTAATTGCTGCAAATACCGCAAGACAACAAATCAAAACTATCACCAACATTTTCAGTAATACTGTCCTACAAATGGAAAGTAATACTAAATTCTTAGGACCAGGATATCTCCAGACAATCAATTATGGTACTGCAAATTACGCTCTGAGTAATTTTGTCACAACATCAAATGCAAACACAGTAAATCTGAATTCTTCTGTATTCTTGGCGAATAATAAAATTGATAGTTTTTATGATAATTCAATATTAACAATAACTGGTGGAAGTGGGTATGAGTTTGATTTAATTAATCTGACAACAGGGGCAGGTAATACTACCACTAAAGTTAATTTAAATACATCAACTTTCCAAGCAAATACAACAAATGGATACTATAATAATTTCTACTTAAAAGTCGTGAGTGGCACGGGAGCTTCCGCTTCCCCGAACTCAGCTCTTATTACAAACTATTTTGGTGCAAATAGTGTCGCTTTCCTCGGGAGTGCTCTTGGTGCCGCCCTCGATGGGACAAGTAATATTGCAATTTATTCACCTAATACATTCTTGTTGACTGGATACAATTCATCAACTCAAGTGGCAAATCTTAATGTGGCTTCTGTAATTCCTGTTGATAGTTCTACGATTGCTCTTCTTAGTGAGCCACTAGTTTCTAACACATTCTATCTCCCAAATACGGCAAATATATATGGTATAGTGCAAGCTGGTGATGGGATTTCCTTTGGATTGGGAGCAACGCATACTCAATTTAATGCGAATGTCATATATGTAAGTACTGCTGGTAATTCATTAACAGTTGATACTCCTCAGAATCAACTAATTAGTGGTAATTCACAGTCATATTATTTCGTATACCCAGTCTTGTCGGCATGCACATATACCATAATCTATAATGGTCAGTAATTAGGATAAAAAATGAGCAGCATTATTACAACAAATGAACAGATTAACATGGCATACTCCATCGTAAATGAGTGGGTTGGTAATGCAAACACATATCTTGGAATTGGTCGAGTTACTGCTTGGGATAGTGGTATAATTCCTCAAGCAAATAATAGTACTGATGCACTAAATGACGTTTGGAACAGATTATTTGCTTTAGTTAAATTAACTGCCGCCAATTTTCAATTAGTAATTCCTAGGGTTGATTGGGTCACTGGAACAATATACAGTGCTTATGATAACACCATTGACATGTTCACGTATTCTGAGTATGGTGCAGCAAATGGTGTAGTGACAACTAATACTTCTAATAATGTGATTGTTGGCACTAACACCGAATTTACTCTTGATTTTAATCCTGGCAACTATATTGCATATGCAAATACTTCAAATAACTCTTACGAGATCAAAGAAGTTGTTTCTGTCAATTCAGACACATCAATAACGGTAAACTCTAATCCAACATTTGCTGTGGCTAATATTGCTGGCTATAATTACTCATACACATACCCTCAATTTTACAACCAGTTCTATGTGAGAAATACATATGATCAGGTTTACAAGTGCCTATTTAACAATAATGGTGCAATGTCAACCCAAATGCCTCAAATTAATTTAGGGGGCAGTTTACCTTCTAATCCTTGGATTCAAACTTCAGATGGGTATCTGTGGAAGTACATGTATACCATACCAAGTGGATTAAAACAGAAATTCTATACAAACCAGTGGATGCCTGTGGTCGATGATCCTACTGTATTGGCGTCCGCTCAAGATGGAAGAATAGATGTTCTTCAAATCGTAAGTCCTGGCACAGGATATAACGGAAATGTCGCAACAAGTAATGCTTTCATAATTAACATAACTGGGGATGGAACTGGGGCAAATATTGCTGCAACTGTAAATTCTAGTGGATCAATTACTGGGTATACGATTATTAGTGGCGGATACAATTACACATACGCAAATGTTACTGTAACTACTGGCGCGTCTGGGTCGAATGCTAATTTAAGAGCCGTAATTTCGCCTGAGGGTGGGCATGGATCAAACAGTGCATTAGAATTGGGCGCAACTAATATGATGCTTTGCGTTGAGCTGCCCCAAACTGTTGGTGGAATAATTCCAACAGGCTCTTCATTGACTACTGCCCCAGTTCAATATTATCAGATTTCAGTAATACAGAATCCTCAATTAGAAGCAACTCAGAAGCCAGCTACTGGAACTGCATACCAAACCACAACAAGAATATCTACTGGTCCTCTAACAGCAGGATATTTCTTCCCAATTGCTGATACTGCATACCAAGGTATAACTGCGTCATCGGCTACTTTTACTGGAACAGTAGTCAATTGGGATAGTGTAAATAATATAGTTTACCTAAATAACATTAAAGGTAACTTTACACCATATTCAAATTTTACATCAGTATTATTGGGAAGAACTGTGACCGCATTTAATATATCACCACCACTAATTGACCCATATACTGGTGTAATATTGTATGTACAGAATAGAACTGCGGTGTCCAGATCTGATCAACAGACCGAACAGATTAAGTTAGTTTTAGAAATATAAGGTAATAGCCATGTTGGATTTTAATGTCGCGCCATATTATGATGATTTTGATGCAACAAACGGAGCATTAGTCAATAACTACATGCGCATTCTGTTTAAGCCTGGATATGCTGTTCAGGCTCGCGAATTAACTCAGACTCAGTCAATCCTTCAAAACCAAATTAAATCTTTTGCTGATAATATTTTCAAAAATGGAACCCCAGTTTCTGGTGGACACTTGACTTATGACACTAATGTCACGTCAATCCAACTATCTCCAACTCAAGCCAACACACCAATCTCATTAAATGATTTTAATCAAACACTTATTACAAATGCAAACACCACAGTCCTACAAAAAGCTGTTGTTGTAACTGTTGATGACAGTCTACAGAGCAACACTTCCGCTGGTGCTATTGTTGTCAAATATTTAACAGGAATTCAATTTGCATTAGGCGATACAATCACCACTGCTAATCCTTCTGGTATTCAATATTCCGCAACTATTTTGTCTTCAAATACAGTAGCAACCAATAATCTGGCGATCTCCAAAGGTTCCGTTGTCAGTATCAATCCTGGAATATTTTATGTAAATGGTTTTTTTATTAATGTCCCAACTCAAACAATTGTATTAGATTCTCAAGACACTTATCCGTCATATAGAATTGGTCTTCAGGTAGCGGAAGGGGTTGTTAACTATTCAACGGATTCTGCATTATTAGACCCTGCTCAAGGATCGTTCAACTATCAGGCTCCAGGTGCAGATCGTTATCAATATAACTTAGTTCTATCTAAGCGCAGTTTGAATTCAATTGATGACTCATCATTTTTTGAATTGATGAGAATTGAAAATGGAGTGATAACAAGCCAAGTTGATTATCCTCTTTATGGTTCAATCGGCGATCAAATGGCCAGAACTGTATATGATCAGTCAGGCGACTTTACAATCAGTCCGTTTTTGTTGACAATTAAAGACAATACAGTTTATTACCCTAATGGTGTGGCAGATCCCGCCAATACCAACACTTATATTATGTCTTTATCTTCTGGTAAGGCATATATTGAGGGATATGAATTCCAAACGCTTGGTTCAGTCTCAATGACAAACCAAAAAGCGAGATCTTCAAATACTTCCATAAACTATAATCTTGCATTAGATTTCGGAAATTATATAGTTGTGAACAATGTTCATGTCGGTAATACTTCCGCAAATGCTACATTGAATATTGCAGGATATACCGCATTCGATTTACATTGTGTCCCATCTGCTCAGATTAATACCAAAAATCAGATTTCTTATTATTCTAATACAGTAATTGGAACAGCTAAACTCCGCGATATTGAATGGGCTGGATATAGTGCATCCACAACAACATACTATGCTTATCTGTTAGATGTGAATGTTTCTGGATTGTCAGGAAATGCGAATGGTAATATTACCGCTTTCCCAGGGAAAAGTGCAGCTAATACAGAATTGATTGTTCTTCCAACTACTTTCCCAAATACTGCGAATTATGTTGGTAAAACTATTAGTGTTATTGCTGGTAATTGCTCAGGTGATATTAAGACAATTAGTGCATATGATTCTGTTAATAGTATTGCCACAATAACAACATTCTTCTCACAGCTCCCAGACTCAAACACTAAGTTCACAATTCCATTCTCAATTGGAGACGTAAGTGCATTAGCTGTCAAGCCTGCATATTTTGCAGCAAATGGTATCATTTCTCCAAATGTAACAGGCAATGTTTATGCAACTCAGAATGTAAAATCTCCATTCTATCCAGTCATGGATATTGATATTACTGGTAGACAGCCTGTGTTGGCTAATGGCAAAACTACTCTTTATGAATCATCAGTCAATACTCTAATCTATGAATTGCCACAATCTTATGTTGTTCAAAATTCAATCCAGGACGTCACATTTTATAGTAGAAAATTCATATCAGGCGTATCATTTAATGCCGCTGGTAATGCTGATATTTCAAATACATTTAGCGCAACTGAGACTGTCTCATTTGGGTATACTAATGCATACATTCCAGACCTTGTGGCAAATACAAATGTTATGGTTGTTGTTAGGGACAATACTGCCGCTTCAGTATTTGCAAATGGTTCTATTATATCTTGGGATCGCGGAAGTACTGGGGGATCTACCAGTAGTAATGGTGTGTATGAAACTGGTCCTCAGGCATTAACTCTACACTGCGCTCATACTGGTGCTGGTAGTAATGCATTTATTGGTGATGTTATTCTGACTGTTCAAGAAAATGCTGGAACTACAGCATCAAGAAGAGCAAAATATGCATATGGTAACACATCAAATACCACTCTAGCCACAACGGACGTTCCGACGAATGGCACCGCAATTGTTGGAAGTGCAAATACTAGTGGCATCACAGTTCCCAATTCTGTATTCTTAGATGCAGCTAATGGTTATTTGTGGTTTACTGATACTAGCGTCATATTTAAAACAGCTGGAAGTATACAGAGTTTATATGTTCCGGATGTTGTTCAAATTATTAAAATTTATGATTCCGGAAGTCCAGCATATGCGCCTAATGTTTCAAATACTTTAGTTGATGTGACGGGTAGTTATAACTTTTTTCCAAATCAGAAAGACAGTTATTATGATCATTCATATATCTCATTAAAGAGCGGATACCCAACCCCTCAGGGTCAAATTGTTGTGATGTTTAAATATTTTAACCATGCGACCACAACGGGATTTTTTACTGCAAATTCTTATCCTGCTTCTGATTATGCGTCTGGATTAATTCCATATTATTCATCCGCATCAGCAGGAACTGTTGCTCTACGAGATTGTATTGACTTTAGACCCACAAGGGCAAATGGTGTTGCTGCTAATGTTCAGTCATATTCTTTCCAAGGGTCTATGACTCCTAATCCGAATAATCCAATGGTTCTGACATATGATTATTATTTACCAAGAATTGATAAATTAGTATTGACTAAAAATAAACAATTTAGAATAATTAGTGGTGTGCCATCAACAAGACCACTGGCACCAGATGATGCATCTGATGCGATGACTTTATATCAGATATACAATCCACCTTATACTGATAACATTAATGATATCAATAAGACCTATATTGATCATCGTAGATATACTATGAAAGATATCGGGAGTCTTGATAAGAGAATCACCAATCTTGAATATTATGTGACGCTCACACAACAGCAGCAGCAAGCTGTTAATCAGACAGTAACGTACTCGGATGGATCAACACCTAAATCAACATTTGGAGTTGTGACTGATTCTTTTACTGATTTTAGTATTGCTGATAATGGAAGTAGTGATGTGATTTGCTTTATTAATGGAGGAACACTAAAACCATTCCACCATAAAACAACTTTAGGATTTAATTTCGCTAATGCGAGCGGACCATATTTGATTAATAGCAAAACATACTCATTATCATATACGGAATATCCTGCTGTTGTGCAAAACACTTATACTGGAACAGCAACAGTTCAGCCATATGGATTTGGACAGTTTGTTGGAGAAATGAGTTTAACGCCTCAAACTGATTATTTCTATAGTACAGCACTCGTTCCTCAATATGTAGCACCGATTGTGCCTGCACCACCTCCTCCACCGCCACCGCCTCCAGTGATTGTTAACATATATGTGCCTGTGCCAGGACCACCAGTTCCAGGACCACCAGGACCACCAGGACCGACTGGACCAACAGGACCAACGCCGCCGATTCCACCCCCAGCACCTCCTGTTATAACGAATCCACCAACACCTCCACCAGCTAACCCACCATCGCCGCCGATTAAGTTACCTCCACCGCCCTACATTCCAACGCCACCACCACCGATTATTTCAGCATCGGCTGATAATGAGGCAACGGAAAATCCAACACAGCCAGATAATGATACTGGAACTGTTCCTACGCTACCCTTCACCCCAGTTCCAGTAGTTCCTGCTGGATATGGGACAGGAATTGTGCCACCAGTACCGCCGCCAGTACCGCCGCCACCTCCACCTGCTCCTGCGACCCCAGTGTTAATATTGAGTAGTGGTGGGGGTGGATTTTCTACGGGAGGTGGTGGTGCTAGCAGCACTCAGTTTAGAACACTCTCAAAATAATATGGATAAGTAGTAATTATATAACGGATAAGAAATATGGCAACAGCAGTAACAAATCCTTTTAGTCCAGCACCAATCTCTATACCAAATGGGGCGGGTGGCACATCAAATACTGATATGTCAATCATCCCATACATGCGTCAAAATGAGATTTTCTTTGTTGCTCATAATCTGAGTCCATATCAAAATACTCATTTCTTTTTTGAGGATGTTTTGGTTGATAGATTCGTGCAGGTTCCATCAGTCATAGCATTAGACGGACTTAATAAAAATACAGCAAATCAATGGACACAGGGTGATGGTGTTTATTGTAATGCAACCCATGCCTTTGCTGAGGTCATAACTCCATCTGGTGCAACAAATCTTTATGTGAATGAAAATTTTATCTCAATCAATGTGATGCCTGTCGGGGCAAATACACTAGGCAGCAATGATTATGCTGTTGGGGATATAGTTTCTCAATACTTGATCACCACAGACTCAGTGGGTGGTTTGACTTTTTCTGGGGAAGTTGTATTCTATAGTTCCGCTGACAAAGTTTTAGTCGTCACTCCACTATTTGGATCATTAGTTGCTAATAATTCATTAGACATAACTGGTAATGCATATACATCTAATGCGAACCACGTATTTTACAATCAAGACGTTTCTAAGAATAAAATTTGTTATGCTGCAAATGTCGTCACTGGAAATAAGTTTCAAACTTCAACTACCATTTCTAATATAACAAAAAAATACAACAGTAGAACGGCAAGTTCAAATGCATATACTCATATTTCTGGTGTGGCTAACACAACTGGAAATGGATATTACACCAATGCAACATCCAATACACTTGTTCTCTCGTCAAATGCCTCACCACTAATTAATGGTCAGTACATGTATTTGACAAGCGGAAGTGGGTATGGGCAGGTTTCTCAGATTCTCTCAATCGCTTCTGATAATGTTACAGTCAGATTAGCGAATGTGCTATCTCCATTACCTCTTTCTACAACATTCTATTCTGCTGGTCCTATGCAAATTGATGCATATGGTATTGGAGCTGGTATTTTTCAATTACCAGAAGCGGATAACATGAAGTTCTTGACTGGTCAGACTGTTCTCACACTAACAGATAAGTCAGTCATTAATGATCCAACTTCAACTATGAGAGCTCAAGCAACATATTATTCTGGATTGGATATTCCCACAACAAGTGGTGGAGTTCCAGTGATAACACCGAAATATGTTAGTCCAGGATGTGCCCCAGATATCTTACCCCAAGCAGTAACTGATGGGAGTCTATATTCGGGACAAACGAGTTTACTTGACACCTCAAGTGCGGGGGTTGCGCCAGGACAATTTGACACAACCACACTCGGTTCTAGTCAGCCTCAGCTACACCCTCTTGCTCAAACATTTTTTAGTCCTCCTCCAAAGAGCACAAAAACAAATTATGGAATAACTGTGACATCTGTTGAGCTTTGGTTTAGCAATAAACCTGTTTCCCCTGCTCCTCTGCTCCCAGTTGTGGTTAAGTTGGCAGAAGTAGAAAATGGAATTCCAACGAAAAAAATTCTTGCAACATCTGTTGTTCAGTGCAGCGAAATCGCAACAATTAATATTGCTGCTGGTCAGATTCCAGATACTTCAAATATTTCAGGATATCAGGCTAATAACACAACATCAACTAAGTTCAAGTTTGCGGATCCAGTTTACTTAAAGCCTTCTACAGAGTATGCACTTATTGTTTATGCTGAATCTCCATATTATGATATATTGACATCCGAAATAGGAGCTGCTGATGTTGCTAGTGGTTCAGCTCAAAGAACGGTTTCTAAGCCGCCTAGTCTTGGAAACTTCTTCACGAGTCAAAACTCATCTCAGTGGACACCAATTCAGAATATTCAAATGATGTTTGTTTTGAATAAAGCAGCATTCAGTACATCCCCAGTAACCTGGAATTTTACTGTTGATGCACACGATTTAGCCTTTACTCCATATAATGATGTGTTGTTAACTTCTTCCGCAACAACATATCCATCAACCCAATTAGAATACAAAATTCAGCCAATAATATTTGATCAAGGATCATCCTCATTTTATTCTGATCCAACATTAACTCAAATTTATCCTGGGAACGAATATAAGTTTGGCTCGGATTTATCAATCTCTACAAACAATGGTAAGTCGAGATGGCTGCTTGGTGGTAATACTAACTCTATGGTATTACAGGTTGATATGCAAACTCTTGATGCCGATGTTAATCCAATCTTCAATAGTGAACACTTAGGAATGGTTGCAGGAACTTTTGTCATCAATAATGGCGGAATAGCTTCCCCAAATTATACAATTGTAAATCCTGGTGTTCATTTCTGTTATTCAAATGTTAGCGTGTACTTTGTATCAAATACAAATCCAATGTTGTCTAGTGGTATTCCAACTAATTCTAATGTTGATCCTACCATTCAACTTTCTGGTGGAACATACGCAGCCGCAAATGTTATTCTAAATCAGATTGATGGAAATCTTGGGTATTTGTATCAAATGAACATTTATAACCAAGGATCTGGTTATGTGGGAACTCCGACAATTGTAGTCAATGAACCCAGCTTCACTCTTCCAATTGTTACTGCAAACGTAATTAGTGGAAATTATGTTGTGAATATCTCATCATCAGCAGTGAACACAGCAAGTAATACTGGTGCGCTTGTTATTCCTTATAATGGGAATTGCACATTCTCATATTTTAGTTCTAATGCTAATACATATTCTATAACAAATAGAGTGAACGATGGGAGTAAAACTACATTTAACATTGCATCCCAGGCTTACATGTCAAACACTCTAGCGGGATATGTCACTTTCGTCCCAGCTAACGCAACTGTAGCTGCTGTGGGTGAAGATCAAACATCTGGCGGTAATGCTCTTTGCAGATATCAAACCAAACAGATAGCACTCGCCGATGGATTTGATGCGGGTGATCTTCGAGTTTGGGTGGATGGTATCATTCCAATAGGAACCAGCGTTCAAGTTTATTATAAAGTGATGTCAAAAACGGACACTGATTCGTTTAGTAATAAGAAATGGAAAATAATGACTCCTATTGTTAATTATTATTCACCAGATCAATCGACCCCTATTGAGATTCAATATGCGGATGGTCCTTTAATTGGTGGGGTCACACCAAGCGGATCCCTAAACTATATTGAAAATGGGATTCAATATCCTCTAGGTGGAACATTTAAGTTTTTTGCTATTAAATTGGTTTTATTGGCAGCGGATCCTTCCGTGTCTCCAACTGTCACTGGACTGAGAGCATTAGCTGTTCCTGCAGGTTAGACATGAAGAACTATGCAAAAATTAAGGATCATGATAATCTTATTAAAGATTTGTCTAGTGGGGCAATTCTGAACATTGATCGAACAGCTATTCTGAGGCATGAAAAAATAAAGAGAGAAGCTGAGAAAGAAGCGCGTCGAGAAAGTGAAATAAATAACTTGAAGTCAGAGATATCAGAAATAAAACAGCTTCTACAGATGCTAGTCAAGAAAGATTGAGGGATAAATGGCAAACGCAAATCTTACTGTAATTCAATACGCAAATACATTTGACGATTGGCGTATTATAACAAACAATCTTTCAAATACAATAAACCAAATAAGAAATGGAATTTTTGTTATAGATGGTGGTGATACTATCTATGCTGCTGGTTCCCCTGGTTTACAAATTCAGAATTCTACTGGGACAGTTTTAACTGTTGCGGGTAATTCTAACTTTACAGGAATATCCACGACAAAGATTGTTAATGCTGGCGACATCACTTCCGATGGTATAAACGCAATCTATTCCAATACTAATGTTTTACTCCAAGTAGCCAATACAGCTCAAACTAAGAACCTAATTTCAAATAATTTTGCTTGGATGCAGAATGTTAATGTTACTGGGTATGCAGTCTACACTGGCACAGTCACAGGTAATGCCCCATATATCGCCCTTCTTGGCGCGAATGCAGTATTCAATATTGCTAATGGTGTGTTAATTTCAAATACTGGTAATGTGATTGTATCGAATACCTTATATGCGCGTGCTCCTACTGGTTATGGTCTTAATGTATCATCGAACACATTTACTGGAAATATAACCATAGGATTAACTGCTGGTCTTGGTGCTAATGCCAATGTATTTGGTTCTGGTAATATTGCAACCACATTGGATGTCGGTGGAAATGCTACTTTATTTTCCAATTTAACTGTTTCTAAGAACGCAACCGTCTCATTAAATGCGAATGTTACAGGCACATTAAATGTTAATTCTCAGTTTGACGTTATGGCGAATGCCAATCTCCACTCAAACTTAAATGTTGTTTGGAACACAAGTACTGGAAATGCATCGGTTGTTCAAAATACCTCTACTGGTAATATATCAGTCGCCCAGAACACAAGTACTGGCAATTTAACTGTCACGCAGAACACTAGTTCTGGTAATAGTTCAACAAGTAACTTGACTGTTTCGCAGAATACTTCTACTGGTAATTTGACTGTTACACAGAACACTAGTTCTGGTAATTTAACTGTCGCTCAAAATACATCCACTGGAAATATTAATGTTTCTATATTAGCTAATATTTCGAACATAGACATTTCTAATGGCACACTAGCCTCACCATCATTCGCATTTGGAGCCAGTCAGGGAACTGGTATCTTTATGCCAGCAGCTAATGTATTATCCATAACATCAAATGCCAATTCTATCATTAATGTTGCACAAACAAGCGTTAATGTCTTTACTGTATTAAATGTTACAAGTAATATTGCAAACACTGGAAACTTATTCGTCACTCAGAATACTGGAACTGGTAATTTAGCTGTTACTCAGAACACAAGTACTGGTAATTTGTCTGTTACGACATTAGCCAATGTGACCCAATTAAATGTCTCCGCTAATATTGCGAATACTGGCAATCTTTTAGTCTCTCAAAATACATTTACAGGAAATCTCGGAGTAACTCAAAACACAAGTACTGGTAATTTAACTGTTACTCAGAATACAGGTTCAGGTAACATATCAGTCACCCAGAATACTTCTACAAGTAATCTATCAGTTTCACAGAATACAACTACTGGTAATATATCAGTCACCCAGAATATTAGTTCTGGTAACAGTTCAACAAGCAACTTAACTGTTTCGCAAAATACTTCTACTGGTAATATATCAGTCACCCAAAACACAAGTACTGGCAATTTATCCGTAACTCAAAATACAAGCACAGGAAACCTGACGGCTTCTGGTAATGTAAGTGTTACTCAAAATACAAGTACTGGCAATTTAACTGCTACTCAGAACACAAGCACAGGAAACCTGACAGCTTCTGGTAATGTGAGTGTTACTCAAAATACAAGTACTGGCAATTTATCCGTAACTCAAAATACAAGCACTGGTAATCTGACAGCTTCTGGAAATTTAACTGCCGCGCAGAATACATCAACTGGTAATTTATCCGTAACTCAAAATACAAGCACTGGTAATCTGACAGCTTCTGGTAATGTGAATGTCACTCAAGGAATTACAGTATCCAATACTACTTCTGGTAATGGTATTGTTGCTGCCACTTCAACCATTTATGGTAATAATATAGTTGCATTGAGTAATGTGTTTGCTACCAATGTCAATTCAACTAACCTGATAGTGACTTCTAACGCGACCATACAGACTGCTAATATCTCGACTTTAAATGTGAATGCGTCTGGTGCACTAATAACTGCTAATTCAATAATAGTATCAAATATCACAACAGTTAATGCTGCGATTCAAAGTGCTAATATTTATGTTCAAGCTAATTTAAATTCAGCTAATATATTAACAGCAAACGTACTTACTTTAAATGCTAATTCTATTGGAGCTCTTGTTTACGCTAACGTAATCAATGTGCAAAACGTATTTGTTCAAAATAGCAACACTAATAATGCAACTATTAACATTGCTAATGTGTATGGACAATTACTTGCAGCAAATATTACCATCACTACTGCAAATATTCAAACTCTAAATGTAAATGCTGCTAGTGCCACGATCTACTCAAATACATTAATTGCGACTAATGTTACAATCATTAGGGAGAATGTCACATCAGCTAATATACTAACAGCCAATATTGCTACTCTTAATGTCAATGCTGCTGGTGCATTAATAATTGCTAATTCAATAATAGTCTCAAATAGTAATACGCAAAATGCTAATATTGTGTTTACTAATATTTCAAATGCAAATATAACATCTACTAATGTAGGAACTTTAAATGTATTCGGTTCAATTACCACTACAAATCTAGTTCTTGATACTGCTGCTACTTATAGTGTATTGCAAGGTAACGCTACATTCAATAATTTGACAATTAGAGGAAATCAGGTTCTTGTTGGAAATACTTTAATCAATAGCCCACAAATTATTTTAAGCAACAATGCAGTTGGACCAGGACAAGGTAACGTAACAATCTATCAAGGCGGTGGCGCAGTTGGCAATGCTGTTATTCAATATTCTTATATTCCTGGCGTTTGGCAAGTAACACCAAATACTTCTATTGCTGCAAATGGTGGCGGATTCCAAACAATATTGACAACTGGTAATGTTTCGGATTCAGTCACCACTACTTCTTCAGTTAATGTCGCCTCATTGACGGCAGTCAATACATCTTGGTCCGCAGTTACCGCAATTTATGGCTCTGCTAACTTAAACTTTGCTTCAGCTAATGCTGCTTTTGCCAATATCAATACGAATATGACTGCTGCTAATAGTGGATTGACTGCTGCGAACTCAGCAATAGCATCCGTTAATGCTGCTATCGCCAATATCAATACCAACATGACGTCAGCGAACTCAGCGATCGCTTCTGTGAATGCCGCGATTGCCAACATTAATACAAACATAACAGCAGCAAACTCTGGATTGTCAACAACTAATACAACTTTTGCTACTGTCAATACTACGTTCGCAACAATCAATACCAACATGACGTCAGCGAACTCAGCGATTGCTTCGGTTAATGCTGCTATCGCAAATATCAATACAAACATAACAGCAGCAAACTCTGGATTGTCAACAACTAATACAACTTTTGCTACTGTCAATACCACATTTGCATCAATTAATACCAACATGTCTGCTGCGAACAGTGCTATTGCCTCCGTAAATGCTGCGATTGCTAATATTAATACTAATATGTCTTCTGCAAACAGTGCGATTGCATCTGTTAATGCAGCAATAGCAAATATTAACACTAATATAACAGCAGCAAACTCAGGATTGACAACTACCAATACCACCTTTGGTACGATGAACACGACGTTCTCGACAATAAACGCATTAATGACTGTTGCTAATAGTTCTATTACGAACTTAAACAGTTCAATGACTTCTGCGAACTCAGCGATAGCATCTGTTAATG